CCGATAACAGTTGAACCTTCAGTAGCTTCAGCAACAACTTTCATTTTTGTGCTAGCTTGAGCTTCAACGATAGAACCAACTTCTGCTGTTCCTTCAAGAGCTTCTGCTGTTACAGAGAACATATCTCCAGAGATTAATCTATAAGCACGGATGATATCTCCTTCTTGGTTAACGAAGTCAGCAAGAGTGTGATATGCTTTTTCTTTTACAACTTCAGGTGTTGCAACAAGAGCAAGATTTCTTAATTCAGATGCTGCTGTAGGAGCAGTAGCTTCACGAACTTCTCTTTCACCTTCTAATAAATCACCGATAACTACAATGTTACCATTTTCAATTTCACCATCAAACTTAGCAGAAACAAGGTTTTTGCCAAGGATAGTGCCTGACATATTGTCAGTTCTAACACATGCGTATTTAGCCATATTTAATTACCTTTCCTTTTACAATTTATTTTATTTTTCCACTCTTTGGTGGGTATTTTGAGAAAAATCCGCCGTATGGTTCTTCTGTTTTAGAAAAATCTATAGGCATTTTGTTTTCTGGCTTTTTGTCTGTTTTTACAGACATCGTTCTGCCACGGATTGCAAAGCACTTTTCTCTTAATGCTTCAGCAGTCTCGAACGACATTTTATCCTCGACTAGTTGTGAGAATTCCTCATTACCAGTCAAATCAGAGAATTCAGAAACGACAGCATCGTATTCATTTATTCGGTCAGCCTCTAAACGTTCCGCACGGAATTGTTTAAGTTCTTCATACTCAGCTCTTTCTTTGTCAACTTTCTCAACTTCTTCTAATGTTAAGAACTTAAGTACAACAGTAACAAATTCACCTTCAAAAGTTGCTTTATTGTCTTCACTAACTGTATATTCAACTCTGCAATATCTTTCTTCAGCGTCGGTTGTTGCTCCAAACTTAATTTCTCTTATGTAGGCATACTTTTCGTCAAAATCACATAAACAATAGATTATGCAGTTTTCATCATTACACTCGCAAAGTGAATCGCAAGCCATTGATAAAGCTTTGACTTTTTCAGTATAAGTTTGAGAAAATTTAACTGTTTCTGATGGGATTTGGTCTTGAGTTTCATCTGCAGAAAACTCTTCTTTTTCTTCTTCAGGCTCTTCTTTGTCGCCTTCTGGTTCTTCATCATGGTTTTCTTCGTCAGACTCTTCATCAGCAGATTCGGGTTCATCTTTTTCTGTTTCTTCTGGAACATCTTCTGCTTTAGGTTCTTCTTCAGAAGTTTCTTCAACTTCTTTCTTGTCGAACTCAGCAAGTTTTTCCCTTAACTCTTCTTCAGTCATGTTTTCGGTTATTTCAAAACTCAAATCTTCTTCTTTAAGACCAAATTCTGCTAAAACCGAATTGTAAACTTCGATTGTCAACCTTTCTTCTCCTCCTTTATTAGTCTTTATAGCATGGAAACATTCACTTAACTCTTGTTTAAACTCTTGCATCAAATCATTGAATTTAGAGTCATCAAGTGAAAAATGATATGGTTCAACACGACTATCTGGGAAACATGGTTCAACATGATACTCAGCGTCGTCACTTTTTCCCAATAAACATAAAGCAGAAAACGAATAATCCTTGATGTCGATGTATTTATCATCGTCCTCAAAAGTTTCGTAAGCTTTTACATTGATTTCCATACTCTGACCGAAATAGATGTCATCACTGTAAATAGCTTTACATAAATCGGGATATCGTCCAGTCCACAAAACAACATTTGAAACCAAATAAGTTGCTTCGTTTCCAGTACTATCAATAAATGTTTCATAGTGAATATCGTTGTTTTCTGGAACAACACCAAATGGAACGCACATACTTTTGAAGACATATTTGTTATCTTCATCACGTACTATGGTCATATCATGACCACCCATATGATATTCACCATCTTCGTCAACATAAACATGTCCTACGACAGGTATGTTGTATATGGTAGGCAAGGCTTTTTGTGTAGCCTCGTCGGATATGTGTGAATAATTCCTGTTCTTACCTAATGCAAGAACATAACACTTACATAGTGTCATTTCATCATTTAATGGTTTGACAGGAGTTATCTTGGCATTGTAGCCTAAAATTTCTCTTCTATTCATCGTTCCTCCCATCTAAAATCTAAGTTTATTTTCCATAACCACTGGAGTATCAGCAAATTTCAAATTTAAAACTTGCAAAATCTCAGGTGATACAGGAAACACATAGACATCTTGTTTATTTTGCTTTTCTTTTACATAAGAAAAACCGCTTCTGTATAAAACTTGGGCGGTTTTTTCATCTAATATTTTTATAAAATTACCATTCATAGTTATATTTTCCATAATATTCCTCCTTACCTATTGCTGTTTGAGTCATTGTCTCTCGTTTGTTCACCAGAATCAGATAATTCATCATCCGAAGATTCTGGACGACCTTGACGAGAAAGCTCATCAGAAGAAGCATTATGACTGTTAACCATTGGTTTTAATAGTTCATCTATTTGAATAACATCATTTTCAAGATAAGATAATCCTTCTACATCTGCTTGTGTTATTCCTAATGCAGCAGCATAATGTGATTTAGCCAAACCAAAAGCAACTGCGCCTTTATACATCTCTATAAATTCATTGCGATTATAGATAGTTATAGGTAGAAGTGTTATCTTAAATTTGTTTGTACCTGAAAAATGTGTCTTTAGATATAAATTCAACATTCTTTCTATTTGTTGAACAATACCAAGAACATAATTTTCATCATTTTGTATAGCAAGTTTAGTTACACCCGAAGTATTATTAGATACACCGTGTAGTAAACCTGATGTACCAGCAGTAGTCCAATAGTTGTCTATTGCTCTACTTACATTATCAATTTCTGCTGTGGAGCCACTTTGTTCAAAATCAAATGATTTTAATGTGAATGGAGATATTGCTAAACCTACTCCATCACCGACAGCATTTTCTAGTTGAGTATAGTATTTTAAATACATATCCCAACCAATTAAAGGTTTTCCATTATTATCTATAGGCACTTCACCTGCAATCATTTTGTAATTATTAAGTTCATCTTTTGTTTCTTGTAATGAGATTGCATTTGCAATAGTGTATAATGAAGGCATAACCGCTCCAAATGGCGGTATGCTGTATTCAATAATGCTTGGGTCTGCTTTTATACATACAGACACATCCATCGGGATTTCTTTCCATTTGATTTTATCTTTTTCATATTCAGCATATAAATCTTGAACAACTTTTGGATAGAACTCCAATTTATCCTTTCCTATTTGAGACATATCTACAGAATATAAGAATACTCCATCTACCATAGATGAAATTTTACAAATGTCACCACTTATTCTTTGTATAAATGAACCTGTTCCATCTGATATTCTAACGCCATAATACGCACCTTCTCTTAATGCAACGTTCATAAGTGTTCTGCAAGTTTCAGGCAAATTCATTATTTCTAAGTCATGAGCAACTTTTAAATATTGTTTCTTGAAATTTTCAGCCTTTTTACCTGCTAATTTTGTTTTATCAAATCCCAAAGGAGAAATCACATAAGACCATGTGTATAAGCCTGAATAATAATTAATCAAGCGTTGATAATGCATAGATGACAAATAAAGATATATAGAAGCATTACGTAAATTTTTCTCGTTTGCTGATGGGTTTTGAAGCCATTGTATAATGTTTTCTTTCGTATAAGTTGAAAATGAAGCTGCTCGTGTTGCAGAACTATTCTTTTGAAGATTATTTACTGTTCTTTTTTGAACTACTTTCGCAAATTTTTCCATCGCTTCTGCAAACTGAACTCTTTCGTCTTTTTCTTTCATTTTTGCTTCTAGGTCTTCAATCTTTCGCTGCATTTCTTTACGATTCATATTTTCCTCCTTTTAATGTTTAGATTTTATTTTTGGTGCACGGAACTTTAAGACTAATTCATCAACTGTTGAAGTTGACGTGGCTGCTATAAGTTCACGTTCTTTTTGTTTTGCCACATAAATGTTATAACTCAATGAGCTATAACGGTCTTTTCTTTTACCTGCCTTCTCTTTAACTCTAATAACGTTGTCTTTTGTCTCATATTCAAGTTCTACTAACTCGTTTGCTAACAATGTAGTATTTACATACGGGAGTTTTAAAGCCATTTTATCTTGAGCAGGCAATTTGTTGTATCCAGGAATTTCTTGAAGAGCGTCTTCAACGTCATATCCTGTTTCCGACATAAGTAGTCGTACTTGATTTTGTTTTAGTGCTTCACGCAATCCTAATGCACATTGCGAGTTAAACAATGGATTACCATTGACTGCAAATATCTTTTGAGGTGCGTCAGGCACTCTACATCTCTCAGCAATTTCTTTATTATTGCAACATGATAATGCTGGATATGTAACACCTGTGTTTGCATCATATAAGTCTGTCATAATCATATCTACGACGCCCAAACCAACACCTTTAACGTCAATTACTAAATAATCAACATCAAATTCTTCTATTAACTTCCTAATAGATAATGCTTGTTCGTCAGTTCTAAGTCCTTCTTGGTTTGTGGTATATGTAATATTGCTAACATACTTACCACCACTAGCAGGAATTAACTGATTTAAGAAAATAGATGTAGCGTCGTTTTTATTAACTTTTGATGACATTAACGCAATATCGGCTGATAATATTCTTATCTCGCCAGTTTGTTTTGCAGGAATTGCTAATCTTTTATCGGCTAGTCTTCTTTCCGCAGATGGGAAGAATGGATATTTAATTTTTCTATTTTTGGCAATATCTTCATAGTTATATAATCCACCTTCAGTATCAGAGAAGAATAGACATTCCATTTCCATCATCCAAGTAACACTATTGAAATCACTTTCTGACATTTCATCTTCAACTTGTTCTCTACTCAGTAAATTTTCTTTAATAGCAAGTTGATATGGTAACGCACAAATAAAATATTTTCTCTTATCGTCTACTAGATTTGCCGTATATGTTTTTGCTTTCTCATAAGACCAGTGTGATTGGTACCAGCATGACGACATATATATTTCTTTGTTTCTTTCGCTTAGATGTTTAAATTCAGATTTGTTTAAATATCCTGGTTGTCTAGGAGCAATCAAGAATTTTCTTAAAACTGCTTGTATAACATTTAATGGAACTAATCTAAACTCGTCACAAACTAAAATGTTGGCACGAGCACCTCTGGCATTATCAGAAGCTGTTACGACCTTAATTCTTGAACCATTAAAAAATTCCACATAAGCATCCGCTTGACTTGTGGAATAATCTTTTATTTCACTGCGTAAATTACCCGATAAGGGCATCAGTATGGTCGTAATTTTCTCAATTACTTCTATTGCCTGTCTTCGTCTACCTGATGCGACACAAATTCTTGTTCCAGGATATAAAATACATCTAACTACACAAAAAATTGCTGTTAAAAATGTTTTACCTAAACCTCTGCATGCCAAGAACATAAAATAGTTATTAAAGTTCATCATACAGATTAATATTTTCTGAAAGGGCTTTAATGTAATGTTTAAATAATCTTTACAAAACCTATGAGGATTTTCTCTATAATAAGCTGTCCTCTTGGCAACAGTATTCATAATCTTATCTGCTTTACCTTGGACAACTTCTTGTTCGGTTAATTTACGCTTCTGTGTTATCGCCATCGTCCGCACCTTCTTCATCTGAAACTGAATCATCTTCATATCTAGGTTGCTCAACAGTATATTTGCCCATTTCTTCATCATAAAGTTTGCTGTAATCATTTTCTATGTTCATCGTTTTTGCTAAATGTCCATAGAAGAAAACATCAATATACTTTTTAATATTGTCTACATCTTTAAATTCGTCTTCTGCTTCTGGAATAGGGTTTTCGTCTTCCCATTTTTTTATCAATGTACCAAAAGTATTTTGCTCAACGAGTGAATTGTCGTTATTTTGACTTGGTTTTAAATTAGCCGACCCCAATAAATCTTGGAAAGATTTAGTAGCTTCCGCAACACCTTTTGAATTATTTTGTTGTTGAGCTCTTCTAATTGATAGTTGTGCTATACATATAACTTTAAATAATTCTTCTTGTGCTTTTGTTTTTGCTTCATATCTTGTAATCCACTCATCATATTGCTCACGCAAAAAGTGATATTCGTCTGGTTTATAACCAGCGCCGAACATTTCAACATCTTCTGTTGATACTTGCAATTCTCCATCTTCTGGATTAATTGTACTATCTTGCAAATCTGCAATACTATCTATTGTGTCTTTGCTTTTTTCCATCACAGTATCTAGATATGTTGAAGTTTTTTTGTTTTGAACTACGTTCATTTTACTAGGATATAATCCTATTCTAGTTTTACCAGCCGACATACTTTTTTGTGTCATTGCTGCCACGTCGTCTGAGTAATACCAGTCAAAAAGCTGGCAACATCTTTCTATCGCATGCTCCTCATTACCAGAATAATAATCTACTAATTGTAGATAGTATTTATCGACACAAGATTTGCAGATACTAACATATCCATTGTTACCTGCAAATAGAGGGGAGCTTGTAACAGAGAAATTGTTCTTTTGGTGTTTATACTTCTTACCACAGCAAGTACAATAATATTCTCTATCATCGTCAGGTGTTGCTTCGATTTTAGTTATTTTAGCGTCAGGATTTATCTTTTTTTTACTGTTCGCTGATAACTTTGCATTAGTAAATTTTGTCCCTCCAAAAGGGCGTCCCTTTGTAGCCATTATTTCCCTCCTTCCTTTATTTCGTCAAAATCCATAATAATTTATAATATCTTCTCACAATTACACTGCTTATTTTCTTTCCGATAAGAAATATTTCTTCCAGCAAATGTTGGTAATTGTGAATTACAATTAGGACAAACTAATCGTAAATTTTCTATACGATTGTCATGATTTTGTCCGTTTATATGGTCGAGTATTAAAACTAATCTCTTACCATTCCACTCATCATCACAACCACATACAGAACAATGTCTTAAATCGACATCTTTTCTTCTGTAAAAGAATTTTCTCAGTGTTTTCTGGTCGGCAGTTGAATTTAAGCAAAATACATTACCTTCGTTCCTTTCAATATTTTTCTGACTTTTAATAAGAAAATGTGAATAATCAATATTATTTTCCTTACAAAACCTCTTAAATATTGATAATAGATTGCCGCTTGCTACACAGTAGCCACAGTTAATTAAAATGTCACTTAATGAATGAGAATTAGATATAATTTCTTTAACTTTATCAACGCCTAACAATTGAAATTTGTTTTGCATTGAATTCTCCTTTCGTTAATAAAAAAGCCCATTATAGTAATGGACTTAAATGAATTGTATTTAATGTGGTAGTGCTGGAGAGAATTGAACTCTCGTTACCGCTGTGAAAGAGCGATGTCTTAACCACTTGACCACAGCACCATAAAATATGGTGGAGAATACAAGATTTGAACTTGCGACCCTCTGCGTGCAAGGCAGATGCTCTACCCAACTGAGCTAATTCCCCAAAAGACAAAACTATCTTACC